ACGCTAGGGTATATGGCAACGCTAGGGTATATGGCAACGCTAGGGTATATGGCAACGCTGAGGTATATGGCGACGCTTGGGTATATGGCAACGCTAGGGTATATGGCAACGCTAGGGTATATGGCAACGCTAGGGTATATGGCAACGCTGAGGTATATGGCGACGCTTGGGTATATGGCGACGCTGAGGTATATGGCAACGCTAGGGTATATGGCAACGCTGAGGTATATGGCAACGCTGATTATATTGTCTTTAAAAACACATGGTCTAGCGGTCGATATTTCACTTACACAAAATCTAACAAAAAATGGAGAGTCGGTTGTTTTTACGGGAACGGACATGAATTAATTGAAAAAGCATATAAAGATAGCCAAAAATCAGGGGATTTTTACAAAGCGTATGTCGAATTTGTCGAAAAGCTAGAAGAAATCGAAAAAATCCACAAGGAGCAATAACAATGTATATCTGGAAGTGTGGATGTAGAGATTGTGGAAACACATTTGAATACAACGATAGTTATCCAATCATTGAATGCCCTAAATGTGGGAGTGATGATTTGAAGAATGAATTTAAAGGAAAGGCGTATGATTAAATGACTCAAGCGGAACGAATTAGGGAATATTATAGAGACCACCCTACTGCCTCATATGATGAAGTAGCTGAGGTCGTCGGTACAACAAATAGCAATGTAAGGGCGAATTTAGCCAAGGACATCAAGGCAGGAAGATGTATCCGCTTGGAAGATAAGTCATTTGACTATTCACCTTGCTTTAATCACACAAAAGCACTCACAGAACTGGTTGATTGGAAGAATGACACTAGACGGGAGTGGGTGGAAATGCTGACAAGAGCAGCAGAGAAAGAAACAGATAGCAACGTTATGCGATTGCTAATCAAAGAAGCAAATAAACTGATGAAAGAGGTTACGAAATAATGGCAACACTTTATGAACTAACAGGACAATTCCTTGATATCTACAACTTGGAATTGGATGAAGAAACCAAACTAGATACGCTTGATAGTATCGACTGGCAAACTGACTATGAAGAAAAAGTCGAAAACTATATCAAGGTTATCAAGAACATTGAATCAGATGTGGAAGCACGAAAAGCAGAAATCAAGCGCTTGACTGAATTGAACAAGGCTGATGAAAAGAAGAAAGAACACTTGAAAGAAACACTGTCTACAAGCATGCAGCTTACTGGCCATGAACGAGTGGATACGCCTTTATTTAAAGTGTCATTCCGTAAATCTCAAGCAGTTGAAGTTGATGAACTGGTTCTTCCAGAAAGCTACAAGGTGGCCACTTGGAAACCAGATAAAAAACGACTCAAAGAAGATTTGAAGAATGGTCTTGAAATTGTCGGTGCAAGTTTAGTAGAAAGGAAGAATTTGAGTATTAGGTAAAAAGATATGAAAATTCTAGCAATAGACCCATCTTCCAATAAGATTGAAACTTCAACAACAGGGATTGTCCTGCTCGACAATGCGAGGTTGGTTGATAGCTGGGTAGTAGAATATGGCATGAAGGGATTTGCTAAATGGTTTCATGATATCGGAGACACACTTGATTTTGATGTAGTGGTTGTCGAAGAGTTTAGATCCAGAGATAATGACAGGTCAAAAGATAATAGTGTGTTAGAAACTATCGCATATATCCAGTTGTGTTATCCAGATGCGATCCTTCAGTATAACGGTGGGTACAAGTCAGATATTCCAGACGACCTTTTAAAAATCTTAGGTTTGTGGAAGTTTGAAAAGAGTCACCACCAGGACATACGAGCAGCAGCAAGACTTGGACTATTTTGGGCTATGAGAAATGACATTGAAGAAGTTATCCAAGATATTGGAAAGGTGGTGAGCGAGTATCACAATAACTCTTAGAAAGTGGCAAGCTGAAGCAGTTAAAAGAAGTGACCACTTATCAAATGGAATTTTTTTAGAAGCTCTCGGGGGAAGAGGTAAAACTATCTGTGCGCTTGCTATCGCGAAACATAAGAAAGCTAAAAAAATCATCATCACAAACAATCGACTGGCAATTCTAAATGGTTGGATTGAAGCAGTCAAGTTTATGAATTTTGATAAAGATGTTGAAATTATCATTCAAACAGATAGATATCTTCAAAATCTAGTCAAAAAGGGGCATAAATTAGACTGTGATGTGCTGATAGTTGACGAGTGGCAGAATATGTCATCCGACAAGCAAGTGGCCTTATATCGCAAAATAAAGCGTAAATACACGATAGGTCTTTCAGCAACACCAATCAGAAAGAAAGGTCAAAACTTCTACCCACTAGAAAAAATCGTTTTTGGTTGGGCAACACCTAACAATAAATTTGACTGGCAAAAGGCTCACGGGAAAATGGTCTATGATCCATTCAGTTATTCAAAAGAAAAGTGGGAAGATTTTAGAGATTATGAAGAGTATGTCTCAAACCTACCAAACTTCTTTAGATGGGAGGAAATCGAAAAAATCGAAAATGCAGTTGAGAATAACGGTTTTGAGATTAAGTTTTATCAAAAGACAGTCGCCCCTGGCAACCCAGAAAAACTTGCTGAATTTAGAAAGTTAAATCTAGTCACAGTAAATGGTAAGACAGCCATGGCTAAACAATCTTTTGGGAGAACTACCTTCGAACGCTACTTAAACCAAACTGGTGTAGATGTTGATTTTCCAAAATTAAGGGCAGTCAATCAAGACACCCCCTTAATGCTAGAGCTTGACGGATTGATTGAAAGAGCACCACACGATATGCTGATTGTTAGCAAGTCCAAACAGATTGTAAATGTTATCCGAAACCGACATCCAAACATTGGAATATGGACTGGAGACACACAAGAAGGTCTTGATAAGCGAATAGTGGTTGCTACTAGTCAAGTTTTAGGAGTAGGTGTTGACGGACTACAACACAAATACCAAACCATCGTCGTACTAGATCCAGTTGAAGAAGGTTCTGGAGAATACGATGATTACCGACAGTTGCTTTGGCGCATAACAGGAAGTCGACAGCAACATGATGTAAATGTAATTGAATTTTATTACAAAGGAGTATAAAAAATGAAAGAATCAAAAAAATATATCGTATTTCGTGATAGAGAAACTGGTCAGTTTTTAACTGAATATAAAAGTAAGGGTACACTCGCTTTTAATGCAAAATTTAATGAAGATATCAAGCTTGCAGCTACAACAAGCATTAAGGCCTTTGAAGAACAAAAGAAACAATATAAAGCCCTTGCTAAGTCAATGAAATGCGAAATTGTTGTGGTAGATGCTACTTTCGAATTGAACTATTTAAATGGTGAAGAGGTGAAAGTGGTTGATCGCAAGGAAGTGAAACTTCCGTCATTAATTGATTTAGTTGGTTCATTATTTGCAGAGGGGGAGGATGATTAATGTTTAAACTACCAGAAAATAAACCACAAATTCCAAAAGATACCCCTCGCAACTATTTCATCTATGGTGAAACCATGAGTGGTAAGTCTTATCTCGCAAATGAGTTTCCAAACCCTATCGTACTAAATACGGACGGGAATGCAGAAGCTAACAGCGTACCAAGTATTCAACTATTGAATGAAAAAGACACCTCTGGACGAATTACCAATTCGGTTATCAAGCAGTTGGGTGAAATCCTCCTGGCACTTCAAACACAGAAACATTCTTATGAAACAGTTGTAGTCGATGTAATCGATGATGTGATTGAAATGATTAAGATTGCAGTTTGTGATGAATTGACACCAACTGGAAAATCTCGCTTGAAATCCTTGTCAGAAATTCCATACGGTAAAGGTTATGATTTCTTCAATCAAGCCATTACAGAATTGGTGATTGATCTTAAAGCTTTACCAATGAATGTTATCTATATCAGTCGACAAATCTCTGAATATGACGATAACGGTAATGCAACCAAGGACAAACCAAGCTTGAAAGATAAGTATGTGAACCTTATCAATGGTAACTCTGATTTGATGATCCATACCGAAAAAATTGGAAGCAACTACAACCGTGAAGTTGACCGTAAGCGTAAATCTTACTATGCTGACCAGGTTGATGATAAGAAAATCTTGAAGATTTTAAGTACTGTACGAGGTGCTCTTACACCTGCTAAACCTAAAAAAGTTGAAATAACTGAAACAACAAACACTAAACCGACTGCAGCAGTAGAACAAAAAGAAGATGCAGCAGTTAAAGAACTATTTTAATAATTAAAGGAGAAACACAATGAGTTTATTAGATATCGCAAAATCAATCAAAAAAGAAGGCTTTGACCCACGTAAAGACAGCGCAAATGGACCTGCACCAATTCCTGCTGGAACTTATCCAGTAATCTTGAAAAAAGCAACGTTCAACATTGCAGACAGTGGTTGGGAAAGTTTAGCTTACCAATTCGAAATTCGTGGTGGTGACTATGACGGTCGCTCTGAATACGTTACTTTTGGAACGTTGACAGAATGGAAGGGTAAAGACATCAAATGGTCTGTTGAACGTACAATGAAATTCTTTATCAAAGCTTTGGTTCTTGCTGGTGACAATATGCAAGGTGACGAAGAAGACGGTAAAGCTTTGGAGGAGGCACTAGAACGTAAAGCAGTTGGTTCTTACTACAATCTAGTGATCACTGAAACAGAAAGTAAAGGCAAAGTTTACCGTAACTATGACCTTGAAGAAGACACAATGCAAACAACGGCAGGACTTGAAATTTCAGACGATGACTTGCCATTCTAATAATTAAGGAGTTAAGACATGCCATCTATGAAAGACTATGCCTTGCAGTATCAAAAATTAGGTTTTTCAGTCATTCCAATCAATCCAAAAAACAAGATGCCTTTGATTGAGTTCGCTGATAAACCTGCCATGACTGCAAGTGAAATTGAAACCTTTTGGGATGGCTTTCCTAATGCCAATATCGCTTTAAAAACAACTAACTTTTTTGTTATCGATATCGACAAGCACGGTAAGTCGAATGGTTTTGAGTCATTGAAAAAATGGGAATACTTAAAACTAATTGAACCAACTCTACAAGCTAAAACAGCAAGTGGTGGGAAACATCTTTTCTACTTCAAAAGAGAGGATGAACCTATCACACAGATGATTGGGTTCTTACCAGGCGTGGATATTAAAGCTCACGAAAATAACTATGTGTTGGTCGCACCATCTGCAACCGATAAAGGCCAGTATGAGTGGGATTTGGAAAAATCAAAGGAAGGTGGAACAATCGTAACACCTTCCAGAGATTTAATCAGAGCCATAAAGAAAACATACGGTAAGACACACGGTTATCGGTATGATGGCACAGACGGTTTAAGAGACTTAGCTAGACGGTCTTACACACGAGATCACACGCAAACAACCGACCTTTTCGAAACCATAGCGCTTGGTTTTGGTGATGAAGGTGGGAGAAATGATAAACTAGCAAGTTTCGTAGGTGGTCTATTATATCGAGCAGTAGATGATGAAGTAGTTATTCAACTAGCTAGACTAGCAAATGCAAATAGTCAAAATCCTTTACCTGAAAAGGAATTGATGCGTACTGTTGAAAGTATGATAAAGAAAGATAGGAGGTGAGAACGATTGGTGATGTAGTAAGTATAAATTCACAAGACAGACTGATCACAAATGCAAAAGGTGACATCAAAGCGAACAGCCCGATGAATGTACTTGTGGCGTTTAAAGCTGACGATCAACTAAGTATTTATTTAAAACACAATGATTTCTCTCAGGAACATGAACTCCTTAAAGACATCAAGATTGGCAAAACTCTTTTTAAAAAAGGTGAGCTCCCTTCTAACTTTGATTCAGTCGTAAAAGTTTACTTTGAAAGTGTATTAGGTGTTGCTTTCTCGAATCAAGCGATGCTGGATGGCATGGAGACTTTCTTTTCAGAAAGATCATACAATCCAGTTATTGAGTATATGGAGAGAGCAGCTGAAAAGTGGGATGGGAGAAACCGGATTGACCGCATGCTTCAAGTTTATCTCGGTGCAGAAGATATTGATTTAGTTTCTAAAATCGCTGAAATGTGGTTGGTTGGAGCAGTTGCTAAAGTATACGATCCTTATGTTAAATTTGACTACGTTTTGGATTTAGTAGGTGGCCAAGGTGTTGGGAAAACCTCACTCCTTCAGAAATTAGGTGGCTCTTGGTATACCGATGCAGTTACAGATTTTGCAAACAAAGACAATTATGACATCATGTTAAAAGCTTTGATTGTAAATGATGATGAAATGGTTGCTAGTAACCGAATGAGTTTCGCTGAAACAAAAGCCTTTATCTCAAAAACAAGCTTACGTTTTCGTAAACCCTACATGAAGCGTACTGAAGAATTTGCTAAAAACTTTGTTCTCGCACGTACAACGAATCAGAAAGAATACCTGAAAGATAAAACTGGTGAACGTCGTTTCTTACCTGTACTCGCAAATATTGAGAAACAGAAAAAACACCCTATGGAAATCGAACCTGAAACAATCGAACAAATTTGGGGCGAGGCGGTCACAATCTATCGTGCTGGTGCTGATTTGATGTTTGATAAGGAAACTGAAGAAGAACTAGAAGTTTACCGTGAGACATTCATGTATCGTGATGAAGTTGAATTACAAGTACTTGAATATCTTGATATGCCCGTCCCTGAAAATTGGCAAAACTGGTCTATTCAGCAACAACATCAATACACAAGCAAATATTTTGATAATAGTAGCGACTTTGAACCTGGTATCAAAAAACTAGATAAGGTCTCAACTCGTGAAATGATGTACAACTTATTCATGAGAAATTCAAATGACAAAAAGTTATCAACTAAAATCAATATGATTATGGATAATCATCCTGGCTGGGAAAAAGGTCAATTTAGAATTGGTGGAAAAAATACAAAAGGTTTTAAACGAATAAAGGAAAAATAGATCAGTTGCATTTTGAATTTCTATCGGTTGCATCGGTTGCACTTTTTAAAAAGAACGGTTGCATGCAACCGATATGCAACCGATAAATCAAAAGAACGGTTGCACCCCTAAACCCTTGATAATACTGGTTTTTTTAAACTATTTTTATATAATGCAACCGATGCAACCTATTTTTTTTAAAAAGTATAAATAAAAATAGTAATAATAGAGAAAGCCTATTAAATAAGGATTCTTGAAATTTATTTTTTATATTTTGTTTTTTATCGGTTGCACGGTTGCACTTGATTTTTTTGAACAAATTTAGGAGTAAAAATGAACACTTTAAAACAAGCCATGATTGAATCGCTAGAACATTCAATCGAAGTGGCAGAAGAAAAGATTGAAGAACTGAAGAAACCAAGTCAGAAATCAGCGGTGCACATGAGAGTTGCTGAAAGAGATTTCTGGAGGAAGAAGATAAAAAAATATAAGGAACAGTTGAAGGAGTTGGAAGATGGATAAGCAGGAATTGATTGATTATTGTAATGTCTTAAAAGAAAGTAAAAGTAGATTTATAAATTGTATTGATGTAGACAGAATCATCAATACAATCAAACAACTAGATGAACCGCAGAAAGTCACAATCCCGCAATTCGTTGCTGACTATATAGAACTTCAAAAGAAATTTAATTTCCATGTTTATGGAGCGATGAGAGTGATCGAAGATCATTACGATAAGAGAGTCCCTGAGTGGTTTTACGAAAAGAATACCGAAACATTCTGTCTTGCTTGGATTCTAGGCTACGAGGTTGAGAAGGCGAAGCGGTATTTGGTGACTTTAAAAAATGGGCAGCCTTTGGTCAAATCGCAATCAGGGAGTACTCTTTATTTTAGTCAAGATATAACAGCTGGGAATTATAAAGTTACCCGAAAAGAACTAGAAGAAGCTGACTTTGGCTGGGTATTCGATTGCCCAGGTATTGAAGTTGAGGAGGTATGAGTGATGAAGATTGAACGAATTTGGGGATATCCATCTAAAAATACATTTTCAATAAAGCCAATCAAAAAACTTCTACACGAAGAGGTCACAGGTGACTTGTGGATTGATCCTTTTGCAAATAATGCTAAAGTCGCTACGATAACAAATGACTTAAATACTGAATTTGATACAGATTATCATCTTGATGCTCTAGAGTTTCTAAAGATGTTTCCTGATAGTTCCGTTGACGGAATTCTTTATGATCCTCCATATTCAACAAGACAAATCTCAGAAGTTTACAAAGGGGTTGGATTGCCTGTAAGCAAAGAAACAACTCAATCTACATTCTGGACAAAGCAGAAGAAAGAGATAGCGAGAATTGTGAAAATAGGTGGAAAAGTTATTTCATTTGGATGGAATAGTGGTGGGATAGGTAAAAAGAATGGATTTGAAATAATTCGCGTTCTATTAGTTCCACACGGTGGACATCATAATGACACAATCGTAACTATTGAAGAAAAGATCAGAGAGGTCATAGAATGAAACGATTTATCGTTATCTGGATTCTGCTATCTGCTGGACTAAACATCTGGCAGATGGACAGGATTCGAGATTTGGAAGAATTTGAAGAGGATGCTAAAGAGATTGCTGATAGCCTTGAAATCCTCGGCAACATCTACGAAAGCCCAGAACTTTTGGAGGAGAAGAAATGAACCCAGAAATAATTGATAACGTGAACAACCCAAGTCATTATCAAGGACGATATGGCATGGAATCTATCGATGCTTTAAGAAATTTCATGGCAACAGAGCAGCTGAAAGGCTTCTATGATCAATAATGTTGTTTTGGTAGGTCGATTGACTCGTGACCCTGAGTTGCGATACACACCATCAAATGTTGCAGTTGCGACATTCAGTTTGGCAGTGAATCGCAATTTTAAGAATCAGGCAGGTGATCGTGAAGCTGATTTTATCAGTTGCATCATGTGGCGTCAGCAAGCTGAAAACTTTGCAAATTGGCTTAAAAAAGGTGCTCTTGTAGGAATCACAGGTCGCATCCAGACTCGTAGCTATGATAATCAGCAAGGTCAACGTATCTATGTGACGGAAGTGGTAGCTGAAAGTTTTCAGATTTTGGAAAAGAGAGATAAGACTGCGGACCATTCGAGTATGGAAAATCAGATGCCACCAAGTTTTGGGGGAACAAATCCCGTGGATATTTCAGATGATGATTTGCCGTTTTAAGGAGGGGTGAAAGATGAAAAGAAAAAATTATATTATTTTTATCAGGCACTTGCGAAAAATAAAAGGGCCTATTGAGTTTTACGAGTATATTACTGATTCAAAATTTGGAAGAGTAGCAATTTATTTGTCTCTACTTGTGTGTGCGCCATTTATTGCCTTATTATTTCCAATTGCTTACATAGAACATTGTTTTTATAAAAACAATTTTATTAGAGAGTGTATAAAAAACAAGTGGTGTTCAAGAGAACATCTTGAAGACGTTGTTGATATTAGAAAAATTGAAAGCGAGGAGTTTTAGAATGAATATACAGGGACTAATTGAACGCTATGAAAAATTTAAAGATAGCAAGAAGAAATTGACCTCGGTTGATTTAGTTTTGAAAGACTTACGGTCTTTAGACGAACCAGAACCGTTTCCGTTCAAATTAAAAGATGTCGTTCGTCGAATTAGAGGGTTTGATCCAACAACTCAAACCAGATGGCTTAATGACATTCTAAAAGAGTTAGGGGACGACTACGGTTCGATGAAATACCGTAGTGGTTACGAACAAGGAAAACTTGAGGGAGCATGGGTTGGTAATCAATTGAAGGATGCTGATAAGATTAGGCAAGAATTGAATAAAGTGCTTTTACCTAATTTTATGGATGACTGGATTTTCGAATGCCAACTTTTAAAAAATTTTAGTTTGCGTGATGCACTAGATAGTAACACAATCCATCTCTACGCTAAAAAAAGCGAATTCGTGAAGAAATGGCTTAATGACAAAAACAACCAAGAACTTTTCGCTCGAGCGTGGTTGACTGACTATGAGGCCGAGAAAGAGCCAAAATACAAAGTCAAGTTAAAAAATACAGATGATTATCTAAATCAAACAGAAACTGGATTCCACTTTTTTAACAATGGGAAAAACAACGAAAAATTTACACGAAAGGAACTAGAATATTCTGGTTTTGGTGAAGTGTTTAATAGTCCACTATTTGAAGTGGAGGAGGTGGAGTGATGGTAATCAAGAATTACAAATATGATTATTCAGGTGGCAAAATCTACTACACAATTGATGTTGATAGCTATGAACAAGCCATGGAGCACACAAAGACAGAATACGGAAGTGTAGAAAGAAATGATATTGATGATTTCTTAAGTACGGTTGAGGAATACGACTTTCAAGAAGCTGAGATGATTGAAGCATTCGTTGACTTTCAAAATGATTTGCTCTTATATGGAATTGGTTTTGAATTGAGAAATGAGGTCACGAGATGAAACGACCTGAACGACACCCATCTAAATACTTCATTCCTGAACTGATTGAAGATGAAGATATTATCTTTAACAAAGATAGCGATTATCAGAAGCAAAAGCAAAAAGAAAAGAAGAACCCTATTTTCAGAAGAAATAAACCAAAGAAATTTTGAGGAGGTGGAGTGATGAGTTATGATTTGGAAATCTTAGCAAAAATAGAAAACGGACAATATATCCGTATTGCTGAACCTAAATATAGTTCTCCGACCTACAATCTCGGGAAGATGTTTAGAATTGCTATGGATTGGGATTTCGACCAAGACACTACGTACAACATTGCTGATATTTTAGATAATATCCAACGCGGTATATCTGAGTTAGAGCGGTACCCTGAAAAGTATACTCAGTATGAACCTGAAAACAAATGGGGAACAGTCGGCGGAGCATTGAAAGTTTTAAAGTCGTTGAAAGAGTGTATTTTAGAACAAGATATTGATACGAAATATCTATATATGAGGTGGTAATGTGAAACGATTTATCGCAATCTGGATTCTGCTATCTGCTGGATTAAACATCTGGCAGATGGATAAGATCCGTAATTTAGAAGAGAAGAAGCCGATGGTTGTCTATCGAGCTGATAATCAAGGCGCTGAGATATTTGGTAAGGTCCTTGAGAAAGGACGGCATGGAAAATTGTATACTGTCACAATTCGTGATTACGGGGTGTTCGTAGTTACGAAAGAACAGTATGAGAAAATCAAAATGGTTGGAATGAGATTATCACAACAATTGTTCCAGTTGGTAAAATTACAGTCTGGCAAGCTTTAGGGATGGATGCACTACTATCTTTCATCTGGCCTGTGTTATCCAGCAAAAAAGAATCTGAAGAGGATTATTCATATGCTGTAAAAAGCAGCATTTCAAAAATCATTACATGTGCATTTTTGATATGGTTAGCTAGTTTATTTATTTAAGGAGGACTTGGGATGATACCAAAATTTAGAGCGTGGCTCAAGAATGACAAGGAAATGATTGATGTTAGAGTGATTGATTGGAACAACATGATAGTTGACTCGTTCAGTCCTTATATTGAGATACCGCTTGAGAAAGTCATCATTATGCAATCAACAGGCCTTTTTGACAGAAATAGCAAGGAGCTGTTTGTCGGTGACATCGTTAAATGTACAAGAGGGTGTCACCATGAAGTATATCTAGAAAAAGAATATGGCGGCACATTCATAGGCGGAATGCCTGCAGTGTATCTGAAAGGATTGAACGAAGGATATACTTGGACGGAGGCAGAGGAAATCATCGGCAACATCTACGAAAATCAGATATTTGAAGAAAAGAGGTAATTAAGATGACCAGAACTATTGAAATCCCAGATTGGTGCTCCATGTGGGGCAGTAAAGATGAGCGTTATGGCTCACTAGAAGAACTGAAAGAGTTGTTACTCTATAAGCGTATTGTGAAGTGGGACAAGGACCACCTGGAACTTGAAGATGGTACAAAGATCACTATTGAAATGTCTGAAAGTGATTGCTGCGCTTCAGCATACGGGGAGTTCCAAGATGTATCACTTGACGCTGTGATTACTGATGTTGAAATTGGGGAGCCTGAAGAAATTCCTGACCACTGGGGAATTGGTTATAAAAACAAAGTAACCATCTTCCACAATCAGAACCCTGAAATGGTTCGAGCGTTATTTTAAGAGATATAACCTAGAAGAAAAACTAAAAACTTCTGCTCAAAAAGGTTATACAGGCTATTTAATCGATGTTTGGTCAGTTAGAGATAAATATCTCAGGAATCGATTAGAAAATGAAAGAACATTGGAAATGTTAAGAGAACGGCTTGGAAAGGGTTTTTTAGTCGGGTATCAATTAGCTTATTCTAAAAACCTATTCACAGGACAGGAATATGTCTCTGATAAGAAGATACATATCACTTGGTAAAACAAAAAAAGCCAAGGCACTCTCTGCCCCAGCTAAAATCACAATAAGATTATTATATCACAAAAGGAGACAGAGAGTGAGCAAGGCGAAAGAGTTACTTGATGAACTACAGAATTTGGATGAAGAGATACAGAATCGAATAGACGAGCTTGCTAGTCTTGAAGCTAGTTTACTTTCTAGTCCCAAAATGAACATGGATAAGGTTCAAGGTGGTCAGAAGGTTCGATTAGATGAACGTTACATCGATATTTTTAGTATGCAAGATTCCTTGAAAGAGTACATGAAGCAAGCAACTGCAGAAGCTATCCAGCGCAGAATTGAGCTCAGTAAATTGATTGATAAAATGCCTAAGCCTGCAAGTCGAACAATTCTAAGGATGGTGTATATTCAGAAAGCAAACGTGTATGATATGATTGAATTTTTACAATGCAGCAAGACTACTTTCTACAAAAAGAAGAAAGATGCAATCCGTGAATTGGGTGTTGTAGTTGATAAAAGCGAACTAATGAGAACTAATGTGAACTAATGTGAACTAGGTTGAAGCGCACTGGTCTAACAATCGTGCTATTATAGTATCATCAAGAATTAAGAGTTAGGTAGTTGATGTCTGGCTCTTTTTGTTATCTCTAAAAGAAAGGGAACGATGAAGCCACAGAAACTTACAATTTTAAACGGTAGAAGAAGCTCAGTAGATTTTGATAAACGCAACGAGGAATATACTGAGTACAATCGTACTCGCTGGAAGTACGATAAGGATGTGAAACAGTTCTACAACTCAACAGTCTGGAAGAGAACGAGTCAACAAGTCTTGCTTGAAGCTGATTATGTCTGTGCGATGTGTGGTGGAGAAGCGACGATGACTGACCACATCGTTAGCGTGAAGAAAGATTGGTCGAAGCGATTAGATCGAAGTAATCTTCAAGCAAGTTGTAAGAAATGTAACGATAAGAAAGCAATCAAAGAGAAGTATTCTTATTGATTGTGTAGTAAATAACAGAAATAGATATCAAAAAGCGAACGAAAACAGATCTTATATGGGAGAATCAGTCGGAAATACACGGTGAAATGTACGGAAATACCCCCTATTATTTATAACGGGGGCAGGTATTGTTCAGATATAAGAACGCTGCCCTCTTCTGTGCGAAAAATTCCCTTTTTGAAAACTCGAAACAAGCAGAAAGGAGGGTAATATGGGGCGAAAAATGAAGATTGTCGAAAGCAATAAGAAGCATTTGACGAAAGAAGAAAAGATTGCAAGAAAAACCATACAAGATAAGGCTTCAGATGGATTGGATGCATTACAACTGACACCACCTAAACATTTTGATCCAATCGCTAAAGCAGAATATAAACGTGTGATTGAAGATCTTAGAAAGCTACCCCTAAGAAACCTAGATCGGGCGGTATTAGAAACCTACTGCACATGGTACGCAGTCTATAAAGAAATATCCCGTGGATTGCAAAAAGAAGGGTACGTTTACGAGACGGAAAAAGGTAAGGTTCTACCTAATAAGATGCTGTATAGCTTAGAGCGTGCGACTACTAACTTAACCAAAGCAGCATCACAACTTGGTCTCACCGTGGACAGTCGCATGAAATTATTTGTACCAAAACAAGAAGAGAAGAAAGAGAGTATTTTTGATAAATTTGGTAGTTAGGAGGTGAAACAATGGAAGATATAGCTTATCAATATGCTTCAAGAGTTGTAAATGGGGAAATAATAGCTAGTAAGAAAGTTATAAAAGCTTGCAAGCGACATTTGAGAGACTTGAAGCGTATGGATGATGAAGATTTTCCGTATGTTTACTTACCTGATAAAGCAAAAAACCCGATAGATTTTATCGAAATGCTCCCAGATGTCAAAACTGGAAAACCATATCCATTGGCAGATTTTCAGAAGTTTATTTTGAGTAATTTGTATGGTTGGAGAAAGAAGTCTGATACATCTATCAGACGGTTTAAAAAAGCTCTAATCAGTCTGGCCAGAAAGAACGGTAAAACAATCTTGGTTGCAGGGATTGCCTTATATGAATTTCTGTTTGGTCGTAACCCTGCAATGAGTAGACAACTATTCTGTACTGCGAATGACCGTTCACAAGCACGCATTGCTTACGATATGATCCGTAAGCAGTTAGATGCTTTGAGAAACCAAAATGCGGATATTAGAAAAGCTACGAAGATAGTCAGAGATGAACTTCGTAACTTGAATGATGAAAGCTACGTGCGAGCATTAAGTCGCGAGACTGGTGCAGTCGATGGTTTTGAACCGTATGTGGGTATCTTGGACGAGTTTGCAGCATCTAAAACTAATGAAATGATTGAGCTTCTTGAGTCTGGTCAAGGTCAGTTAGACAATCCATTGATTTTGATTATCTCAACTGCTGGATTTGATTTAAACGTACCAATGCACACAATCGAGTATGCGTATATTGAAAAACTTTTGGATGAAGAAGTTGAGAATGACGAATACTTTGCATTTATTGCTGAACAAGATGATGAAGAGGAAATCAAAGATGAAAAGAACTGGATAAAATCAAATCCAATTCTTGAAGTTAAAGCGCTACGTAAAAAGATGATGGACTACCTACGAAAACGTAGGAAGGTAGCGCTTGAAACAGGGACAATAAATGAAATCCTAGTCAAAAACTACAACATGTGGCGACAATCATCTGAAGAGTCATACATGGATAAAGAGAGCTGGGCAAAAGCTAAGATAGACCCACCTGACACCAGAAAGCGTAGAGTTTGGTTGGGTGTCGATGTTGGTAGATCTAGCGACTTATTCTCCATCTCTCCGATGGTCATGATGGACGATTATTGGTATGCAGATAGTTTTTCTTTTGTGGCCACGAAATATGGCTTGATTGCAAAAGAAAAAAGAGATGGTGTCTCTTATACAAACCTGGAAAGAATGGGTGAGTGTGAGATAACCACGCTTGAAAGTGGTGTTATCGATGATGAGCGTGTTCTTGAGAAGATTGAGGAAATGGTCTACGAGAATGATTGGGAGTTGCAAGGTATTTACTTTGACCCTTATCAATTCGGTTCGCTATTGACTATGATAGAGAAGCGACATCCAGAATGGCCACTAGTCCAGATACCACAAACCACCATGGTTTTGAATATGCCCACGAAACAATTTCGAGATGATGTCCGACAAGGAAAAATCAAACACAGTGGCAATCAGTTGCTAACCATGGCAATAAACAACGCATATACCAGAGTTGATAATAACGGTATGAGGATTGATAAAAACAAAAATAGCAATAAGATTGACCCTCTGGATGCGTTACTAGATGCTTATGCTGCTTGTTACTTAGAGCCATTTGACGGAAGTGGTTATTGGACGAATGAGAAAATTTTGGAAGGAGGTTCGCTATTTTGAAAATTCTGGAACATATCCACACAATTTTGCTATTGATAGGCCTTGGATTTTTAATCTATGGCTTTTTCTTATTAAATCAAGTAGCAGGGTTCTTATGTAGTGGAGTGATTTTAATTTTGTTAGCCTCGTATATCAGTAAAACAAGGGGGTGAATTAGAAAGGAGGTGAGAAAATAAATGACTTTTTTTCAATCTTTAGGTTCGTCAAAACTATCTTATGACGATTATATCTCTTCGGTCATCTCTGGTAATTCAAGTCCTGAATATACTGGTATATCTGCTTTAAAAAATAGCGATGTCTTGACTGCAGTGTCTATCATAGCTGGTGATGTTGCTCGTTTTCCATTATTGAAAAAGGATTTAATGGGGAACATCGAACAAGATGAAGATATGAATTATCTTTTGAATGTTAAATCCACAAGCAATACATCAGCAAGACAATGGAAATTTGCAATGACCGTCAATACAATCTTGACTGGCAATTCATTCTCTCGTATTCTACGTGATCCAATTAGTGGCAAACCATTAGAATTTCAATTTTTTAGACCTTCTGAAACGACTGTCGAAGAAACCAACGACCATGAATTGATTTACACTTTCCGTGACCGTCTGAACGGTAAGGAGATTGTATGTGATGCAGAAGATGTTATCCATTGGAAATTCTTTAGTCACGACACTATCTTAGGACGTTCTCCGTTACTTTCCCTTGGGGATGAAATCAGCCTGCAAGATGGCGGATTGAATACCTTGATTAAGTTTTTCCGTGATGGCTTTTCAAGTGGAATTATCAAGCTTAAAGGTGCTCAATTAAATGGTGAAGCGCGTAAGAAAGCTCGTATGGACTTTGAAAAGATGCGTGAAGGCTCGACAGGTGGCAGTCCTTTAGTATTTGATGATACCCAGGAATATACACCGCTTGAAATTGATACGAATGTCTTACAGTTGATTACATCGAATAACTTTTCTACTGCACAGATTGCAAAAGCTTTGCGAGTTCCTAGTTTCAAACTGGGAGTAAATAGCCCTAACCAGTCTGTCGCTCAATTGACGGAAGACTATGTAACTAACGACCTTCCATTCTACTTTGATGCAATCACAAGTGAACTTGCTTTGAAAGTATTTAGTGATGAAGAACGCAGGAAGTATCGTGTTGACTTTGATACTCGTAGCGTAACTGGTAGAAATGTAGATGAGATTGTAAAACTTGTAAACAATCAAATCTTAACACCTAACCAAGCTTTGATTGAACTTGGTAAGGAACGTTCTACTGATCCAAACATGGACCGTTACCAGTCAAGTTTGAATTATATCTTCTTGGACAAGAAAGAAGAATATCAAGCAATGAAAGGAGGTGAGACAAGGAATGCCAAAGAAAATCAAGATGAAAGGTCCACTGATTCCGAACAATAGTCAAGAAGTCTATGACTATTATGGGTTGGAAGCAGTTAGTGCTAAAGCTATCACAGATTCTTTTCCAGAAGACAATAGCGATATCGTTTTGGAAGTTAATTCCAACGGTGGTTTAGTAACTGTTGGAAGTGAAATCTATACAGCTTTAAAAGGCTATCCAGGACATGTAACTGTTGAAGTAACAGGAATGGCAGCAAGCGCTGCTAGTGTTGCAATCATGGGAGCTGATAAAGTCCTTATCAGTCCAACAGCACAGATTATGATTCACAAAGCGTTATATGGCTATGTATCTGGTAACAGTGATGACTTGGACAAAGCTTCTAATGCGCTTAAATCTAGTGACCAAGCTATCGTGAATGCGTATGTAGCCAAGACTGGCCTGGAAGAATCAGTTATCATCGACATGATGAAGAATGAAACCTTCATGTCAGCTAGTGAAGCAGTTGAAAAAGGCTTTGCAGATGAAGTAATGACCTTTGATGATGTTGGTGCAGTAGCGAGCCTAGAGAATGGACTGTTGCCACAAGCAGTTATTGATGACTTTTACGCTAACCGTAGCAAGCGTAAGTCTGAAATCCAAAATATGCTACGAGAAGTTGAAAAAGAAGAATTACTCAGAGGGCTCTAGGCTCTCTTTTTTATACCCAAAAGGAGAAAAGAAGGTATGTTTAAAGAAAAAATGAAACAACTCAAGGCACAGATTTTTAACATTGGTGCTGAAATTACTGCCAAAACAGAAGAATTGAAATCCGTTTTGAACGCTGATGATCTTGAAAAAGCTCGTGAAATCCGTGCCGAAATTGAAACATTAAAAACGCAAGAAGTTGAAGCTAAGGTCAATTTGAAAGCTTATGAAATCGTAGAAGAAGGAACTGGTGCGCACGCAGCTGGTGAAAAACACGAAGTGAAAACAGAGGGTAAATCTTACCGTGAATCTGTAAATGAATTTATTCGTTCTAAAGGTCGTGTTCGTAATGAAGGTCTGCGCTTTGAAGGTCAAGACGAAGTTCTTGTGCCTATGAACGAAGCAGTCAATCCAACGCAAGACGGATTGAAGAAAGTTGGAACTGAAAAAGTAACTAGCAAAGAAATTGTTACTACACCAATTCGTGAAGTTAAGACTGTTCTTGACCTTAAACAGTTTGTGACAATTCACAAGGCATCTAAGGGTGAAGGTTCATACCCTATTCTTAAACAAGCTACGTCTAAGATGGCAAGCGTAGAAGAACTAGAAAAAAATCCAGCTCTTGCTAAGCCAGAATTTACAGATGTTACATGGAAGGTTAAAACTTACCGTGGCGCTATTCCACTTTCACAAGAAGCAATCGACGACGCAGATGTTGACTTGCTTGCAATTGTTGCTGAAGCAGCTAACCAAATTAAAGTCAATACTACTAACGATGCAATCGGTGGTGTTTTGAAAACATTTGAAGCTAAACAAGCAGCAGATTTGGATGCTATCAAGGCTATCTTGAATGTTGACCTTGACCCAGCTTACAACGTATCATTCGTAGTTTCACAAAGCTTCTACCAAAAGCTTGACACAATGAAAGATAAGAACGGTCGCTACTTGCTTCAAGATTCTATCGTTTCTGCATCAGGAAAAGTATTCCTTGGCCATCCAGTATTCGTAGTTGCTGATACGGTCCTTGGGGAAGCTGGTGAAGCTAAAGCCTTTGTAGGTGACGTGCAACGCGCTGTACTCTTTGCTGACCGTGTTGACCTTGGTCTTCGCTGGACTGACAATGAAATCTACGGTCAATACTTGCAAGCGGTTGTGCGCTTTGATGTGAAGAAAGCTGATGCGAAAGCAGGTTATTTCGTAACTATGCCCTAAGGCTCCCCCAATTAGTGGGGGTGTCTCACGGTCAGCGGTAACTCTAGCAGTACCAACCGCAAGTAGCACCAAGCAAGAAATTATGGATTATCTAGATAGTAAGAACATCAGTTATAATCCATCGTCAAATAAATCGGAGCTTTTAGCTCTAGTAGTTTGATAGGAGGTGTCTATGCCTGTTAAACAAGAATTATTGGAGAGCGTGAAGCTTTATTGCAAAATAGATTATGATTTCGAAGATGAAATCATCAAAGAAATGATTGAATCAGCACAAGAGCAAATCTGCTTCGCTATCGATGCTAATGCGAAGCCAGAGGATTTTGAAAACTATGCTAAGTTCCAGCTTGCTGTCAAAAAGCAAGTCAAAGAAGAGTATGAACATCGTGGGATGTCAGCAGATAGCATGCGCTATTCATTAGCAAATGGTGTCCTGAATATTATCCATCAACTTCGAACAAGGAGGGAAGTCAATGCGGACACGTAATATGAATGTTCGCATTACTTTTTTTAAAAGAGTAGGTGGACAAAATGAAGATGGAGAGGTGCTAGATTTCGAAAGGAAGGACCTGTATTCTTGTTGGGCAGAAGTTTCAAAAACCTCTATCAAAGATTTTCGTGAAAACGCGACTGTCACAAAAGCTAGTGGGCTGTCAGAGCACAAAGATACCAAAACATTCTTAATTCGTCATCTACCCAAGCTTCTTTTTGACAATTCTTGTTTCATAGATTTTGATAGCAATGAATACCAAATCATTGCTATCGAACGTGACTATGCTAACAAGGAAATTGATTTAATCAAGGGAGTGATGGTGTCATGACGAAAGGATTGGATCTTTGTCTTGATAATCTTACGAAGCTAGAAGCTAAAGCACCAAGAGTGGCTCGCGAAGCTGTCACAGAGGTAGCTCAAGAGTTCAAAAAAGAGCTTGAAGTAAATACTCCTGTATCTGATGAACCCACTCTCACTCGATTGAGTGAAGATATAAGAATCAGCAATTTCAAAGGGGGAGGAGATGCTCCTTCTAAGGATATTGGTTATGGTCGTGCTACTGGTTGGCGTGCAAAATATCCAGACAGTGGAACAATCTATCAGAAAGCGCAAGATTTCGAGGAAAAAACTATCAACGCAGTCACTCCTCGCGCTGAATCAATCTATAAATCAAAAATGAGGGAGGTGTTGGGTAAATGATTGCTGAAACTGAAGCTTATAAACGCTTAGTAGCAGATGAAGAATTAAATAAACTCTTTGATCAGTTTAGGGGCAAGGAGTTCCCTGGTTACAAACAAGGTATCTTTACTTATGATATTCCTGAAAAACCTACAAACTTAAAACAAAAAGAACTTGCTCCGTTTGCAAGAATTTATTTAACTTACGAAGCACCTCACAAGTATGCAGATGATAAAATCATCTCAACAGAACAACGTATCACAATTAACTTTTGGTGTAAAAATGCTAAACAAGCGGATCAGATTGCTAAAAGAATGGATGTGGTACTAGAAAGTAGTGGTTTTGAACGCTACACAGCAAATGAGAAACCTCGATACATGGATGACGATATTGGATTGTTAATGAACGTCCGAAAATATCGTCTTTTTGATTGGAGCGATCTCGAAGAAATGAAAGGAAAATAAATAAATGTCTAAAGTTAAATTTGGCTTACGTGGTTTCGAATATGGGGTTTTGAACTCTCAAAACCTCGTCACAGGTGAAACTAAAAAAATCCCAGGAATTAAATCAGCAAAACTGGACATCACAAATGAATTGAACACTATCACAGCAGATGATGGACCATACGTTGTGTTGTCTTCTGGTATCACTGGAACAACCCTCGAAGTTTCATGGCTTGATTTGGGTAGTGATGCTCGTAAAGACTTCTATGGCATCACTGTTGAAAATGGTGTTGAAAAGTACAGCAAGAAGATGACACCAAATGATATCGCTTGCTTGTTCCGAACCACTGGCGACGACGGTAAAGGTATCTGGGTTGGTCTTCTTAAAGGTAAGTTCTCACTTCCAGGCATGGATTTGGAAACTAAAGACGGTTCACCAGATCCAAAAAACGATACGGTATCTGGAAGCTTCGTAGCTCGTGGAGACGAAGACGAAGGCCTTGTAATTGTAGTTGGTCGTGAAGACAACCCACAATTCCAAGAATCTGAATTCCGTAAGCTCGTCTTCCCAAAGTCGTAAGCGGTTCTAGTTCTGAACGAACAGCAACCGCTGAATCAGGCGCAGTAAGACAAGATGCATAAGAATAGGCTTGGTTATTCCAAGCCTTTATTTTTAAGGAGTAAACAATGTTTGAAATTAAGTTTAAAAAAGGTGGGGTTCTAAAAGAGTTCTCTAAAGATTATGTCAATGTCGAAGATAATCTTCTGGCGTTAGAACACCAAGTTCGTCAAACTGCTTTGTACGAAAAGAAGGAAGATTTGCTAAATCCTGCCAAACATCGCGAGTTGAATGAAGCGTATCTTGATATGTTCGTTAAAATGTACGGTGAGCAGTTCGATGCAGATGATTTGAAGGGTGCAAGTGTTGAAACGCTTGAAATTCTGAACGAACTCTACCTGGCAGCGCTCGGTGGAAAACAAGAAGAAAAAGAGACTGCCGAGGGAAAAAAGAAGAAAAAGGGCTAAGCCCTAAAGAAGCTCAAAATAATTTATTAGTTTGGGTTCAATCGCTAATGAGTCAAGGATACACGATCCATGACATTAAAAGCATGCGACTTTCAGATTTTGATTTGATGGTGCAGGCTTTAGAAATCAAAGAAAGCAAAGAGGAAGAAGAGACGACCCTTGACAAGGCCTTTCCATTCCTTTTTGGGTAGAAAGGAGAATGAATGGCAAGTAATATTGGTGAAATAGTCGCTACCGCTACCTTGGATGTCGCTCCTTTTCAGTCAAATGTTGGGAGGTTAAAAACCTATCTAAAGGGTGTTGATAACTCTCTGAAAGCGATGGAGAACAACTTCAAAGGCACTGGCAAGAATGTCAGCAACTTAAAGTCTTTCTTATCACAGACAGGGTCAGCTCTAGGATCTTACCAAAAATTGCTAAGTTCACAAAGTGAACGATATAACCAACTAAAAGCTAGTATTGGAGATGTTTCAACTGCTACCGCAGAACAAAAGCAAAAGTTAGTTGAAGCAGGTGCTAGCATGACTGCGACTGCTGCTAAAGTTGCAGAATTGCAAAATCGCTATGAAGAGCTAGCGAAATCTATGCGTCGAGCTTATATCGACGATAGTGCATTTACAAAATTTGGAAAAAGTGCACTGGAAGTCGGTGAAAAATTCAGTAAAGTTGGTAAAGAGATTTCTGGTTTTGGTTCTGCATTAACCAAAGGTGTTACTGCTCCAATTGTAGCTGGTGCAGGTCTTGTAGTTAAAGCTGCAATTGATTATGAATCAGCGTTTGCAGGAGTTAAGAAAACAGTAGACGAAACCGCGACGGTATCTTACCAAAAGTTATCAGATGGTATTCGTCAGATGGCTAAAGAATTGCCAGCCAGCGCAGTAGAAATTGCCAACGTTGCCGAAGTAGCAGGTCAGTTAGGTATCAAGACCGAAGATATTCTCTCATTCTCTCGAACCATGATCGATATGGGAGAGTCAACAAACTTGAGCGCTGAAGAAGCTGCAACAGCCATTGCCAAGATTGCTAACATCATGGGGTTGACGTCAGACGAATACTCTCGATTTGGTGCAGCCGTTGTTGACCTTGGTAACAATTTCGCGACGACTGAAAAAGACATCGTTGAGATGACTAATCGTTTAGCAGCAGGTGGTAAGCTAGCTGGATTAAGCACAGCAGATATCTTAGGTCTTGCTACTGCTATGAGTTCGGTTGGTATTGAGGCCGAGGCAGGTGGTACTGCCATGACTCAGACACTGACCGCAATTGGTAATGCTGTTTCATTGACAGGAAAGGGAGCAGCAGATGACTTGAATCTTATTGCCAAGACGGCAGGAATGACATCAGAGGAATTCCAAAGAGCTTGGAAAGAGAAGCCTACTGAAGCCTTGCAATCCTTTATTAAGGGGCTTCAAGAAGCGCAAAATAAAGGCGTGAACATGAACGCTATTTTGATGCAACTTGGAATGACAGGCGTTCGTCAAAGTAACATGCTGAAATCTCTAGCTCTAGCTTCAGATAAGATGGGTGCAGCAGTACAACGTTCAAATCAGGCATGGAAAGAAAATACTGCCTTAACTAACGAAGCAAACAAACGTTACGAGACTACTGAGTCTCAACTACGGATGTTTAAGAATCAGTTGACAGACATTGCAATTGAGTTTGGTGGACCTCTTATCAAGGCTCTTAGAAGCGGTCTTGATGCGGCGAAACCATGGATAAGCAATCTTGCTGATTTAGCTAAAAAGTTCAGCTCACTATCAACAGAACAGCAACAAAATATTATTAAATGGGGATTGATAGCTGCAGCAGCTGGACCTGCTCTTAAAATCTTAGGAGGTGGCATTTCTACCATTGGTGGCTTTATTAAAGCTATCGGTGGCATTTCCAAAGGAATTGGTATTTTAAGTGGTTCTTTTAAATACCTTAAAGATTTTGGTGGCGTAGCAAGTAGTCTGAAAGCAGTAGCTGGTTCGGCTGGTGCAGTGGAAACTGCGGTAGCAGGAGCAAGTACAGGAACTGGTTTGCTCGGTAGCGCGCTTGGATTTTTGGTGACCCCAGTTGGGTTAGCCACTGTTGCTTTAGTTGCTGTAACTGCAGCAGCGGCATATTTTGCAAATAAAGCATATGAAGCAAGACAACGTGCTCAGGAATGGGGTGCTAGTGTCAGCAAAGAACAAGCTGGTCAACTTCAAAACTTTAAGGATAAAGTGGATGAAGCAAACCAAGCTATGACAGTCTTCGGAACAAGTTCAGACGGAATTGATAAAGTTACAACTGCAGTTCAAAAACTAGCAACCGAAATTCAAAAATTAGCTGATGAAAACTTAGCAAAGGACATCGATTTAGCTCATAAGTTAGGTTTGAGCGAAGAGACGATCCAGCAAATTTCTAGCCATGCTGACCAAATAAAAAACAACGTTCAACAAATGTCTGATGAAGTTATTCAGATTTATCAAAACGCTGCAAACAATCATCGTAAGCTTTCCGAGGAAGAGAAAGCAATTGTGCTATCTAATCAGAATGAACTAATCAACACTCAGCTAGAATTGATGGAGTATTCTGGTGAAGAACGCATCAACATGATAAAAGCTTTCAACGGTCAAGCTGATGAATTAAATACAGAACAGCTTAAAAAAGCCACTGAATTAACTGAGAAATGGGCGAAAGAAGAACAAGCTTCTTACAAAGAACGCTTGGACGGATACAAGAAGCTCATGGAGCAAATCAAAGGCGAGGATGAAAAATCTGTTAAAGCTCGTGCCGAGATTAAAAGCAAAATAGAGCAGTTAGAAGCTGAGCACACTGCTAAAATGGAAGCATATAGCCAGAAATGGAATGATTTACAAGGTAGACTTTTAAAAACCTTAAAAGTTAGTCCAGAAGCATTATCAGGCATTATGAATCAGCTTAAATCAAGAGCTGAGGAAATGGGCTTGACTTACGATGAAATGGCTATTAAATTCCAGAACACTTTCTCGAAAGTACAAGAAGGCCATAGCATGTGGGCGCAAACAGCTAAAGATGCCACCGAAACTACTAAGCTTGCAAATACTCAATGGAATGCTATGGTTTGGGATGAAAAGACTGGTAAGCTGAAAACGAATGCAGTCGAAGAAGTTCAAAAGGCCCTTGAAGCAGAAGGCGGATGGGATGCTATGCAGTTCATTCTTAAAGAAGCTAATCTAGAGACTAACGCTCGTTTGACAATTGGTGAAGCTTTAGTAGCAAACGGTCAATGGGAACAGCTTTCTCCCGAACAAAAAGAATTGATTGTGAATGGCAAACCTGCAGTACAAGCTATCTTGGATAGCAAAGAGATGATGGCACAATGGAATGCTTTACCTGCCGAGGTAAAAGAAATCCTCGGAAAAAATGACAGCTTTCTACGAAGTGCAGAAGGCGCTAGACAAGCGTTAACTCAATGGAATTTAATGACGCCGAGCGAGAAAGCATTAACTTTAAAAGATTTAGCTAGTAACGATATTAAGGTAGTCCAAGGTCGTATCGATATGATGACTGGTAAGCAATTACCAATCGAAGCGATTGACAAAACACTAAGTACAGTTGAATCTGTACTTTATGGCGTAAATTCCATCAGACAAGAGAGTCCGATTGCTATCAATGCCAATGATAATACTGCAGAAGCATCTCAATCAGCAAATTCAAACGTGAACGCTCCTTACCAAGCTAGTCCAATTGATATCAACGCAGTAGATTTAACTGGAAATCCTTCTTCTGCTGCAAGCGCAGGGGTGAACGCAGTTAAGCAAAATAGTCCGATTGATATCAACGCGACAAACCAAACCCAAGGAGAAGCTAACGCTGCAAGTAACGCAGTTAATGCTGTTAAGCAGAATGGTCCGATAAGCATCAATGCACAAGATAACACAAGTGGCGCGATCAATAGTGTATGGTCAGGGTTGATGTCCTTACCAGCTGTTAAGTTCATTGATATCATCACACGACATTTTACCGAACAACACGCTAAAGGTACGGATAATCACCCTGGTGGTCTTGCGACGGTCAATGACCAACGGGGTACTCTCTATAAAGAGTTGATCACATTGCCAGATGGAACATCCTTCATCCCAGAAGGGCGAAACGTGGTCTTACCATTGCCACCTGGCACAAAGGTCTTGCGAGCTGGTAAAACTCGTAGTTTGATGAATCGCTTGGGCATTCCGAATTATGAAAAAGGTATTGGATTTGAAGATACTAAAATTTCTCATCTAACTAGACGTTTTCAAGAACTCAATGCGAGAAATCGAAGTTCTAGTTATCCTAAATCTACATATTCTAGTAGTGGTTTCGCTAACCACTCAGAGGATAGTAGCAGTAAAGCTATCGTAACTGAGCTTGTCAGCTTGAAAGAAAGTGTAGAGATTTTGCTTGGAAAATTATTAGATAAGGATTCAAACACTTATCTAGATGGTCAAGTAATCGCAGAGAACTCTTATCGCTATCAAGGAAATATTATGAGAAGGGAGGGAATTTAATGGCGAATTATTTAAAAGTGAATGATTTTTCAACAACTAAATTCAGAAATTGTGTGGTCGTAGATTTTGGAACGATACATTCTGCCAGCCCTCGTTTCACAGAGCAAATGAAACCGTATGGTATGAATGGTAGTTACAATCAAGAAGAAGGTGCTTTCGACAATTACGAACGAACTGTCCGAGTGTTCTTTGAACGATTTGCTGATTTAGCAACCTTGGTTGAAAAGTTTCAACCAGTTGGGAATCGCTTAGAATTTAGCTACCAACCAGATTCATTTTTCTATGCTGATTTCTTAGATACCGAAATTATTCCCAAAGGCATGTATGGTTGGGAATTGGCAATCAAGTTAGACATGCAACCCTTCCGATATCAGAAGAGCGTAGAACCTGTTATTCTTACTGCATCTGGTACAATCAATAATCTTGGGACGATTTATTCGGAACCAATCATCGAGATTGAGGGGGATGGTGACATCTCTCTCACGATTGGTCGGAAGACCATGTATCTTGCGATTAAGACCAAGGCTACGATTGATTGTAGGCAGGGCAAGCAGAACATCTATAACGCTACTGGTGCGGTGCAGAACACGCTTCGGAAGCGTGGAGGGTTCTTAGAAATTCCGACTGGCAAGGTCGGTGTTTCGTTTACTGGCACTGTCCGAAAAATCACTATTCGACCGAATTGGAGGTATAAGATTTGATTTATTTAACAAATGGGAATATGCCTCTGAACGCTGCTTATTCTGATGAAATTGTTCAAGAGGATAATAGTACCTACCAATTGAGCTTCCGATTTCCGACATCCGATCCATTGTGGGAGAAGTTGAAGGAAGAGACATTCCTAACGGCTGACGACCTTCACGGTGAGCAGGATTTCGTCATTTTCGAGGTTGAGAAGAAGCACGGCTATATTCAAGTTTATGCCAACCAGGTATTCACTCTCTTGAATAACTATGTGGTCAATCCAATCTCTTTGGATAGGCAGACTGGTTCGACTGCCTTGAGTCGCTTCGCTGGAAGTATCACTCGTGACAATCCGTTCTCGTTCTTCTCTGATATTGAAGATAGGCACACCTTCAATATCGGATCTAAGAATGCTATGGAAGCATTCGCGAAAGATAAGCACTCGATCATCGGTCAATGGGGTGGCGACCTTGTTCGCCACGGCTACCAGGTTCGACTTTTAAAAAAAGGCGGTTCAGAGAATGAATCGCTTTTTATGTACAAAAAGAACCTGTCTAGCTATCAGCACAAGACTTCTACAAAGTCTTTAAAAACTCGAATTACTTTCATCGCGACTGTAAAAGGTGAGGGAGAGAAGGCGCCTGATCGCACGTTCACGGTTACCATTGATAGTCCACTCATTAACAAGTACAGTCAAATCTATGAAGATGTGATTGAGGTTAATGACCAGGATGTGAAGGATGAAGCGAGCCTTCGCAAGTATGGTGAGCAGTATTATCGAACCTCACTCTGTGACATGATGGAAGATAGCCTTGAGATTGAGGTTGTCGGCCAGAGCGACGTGCCTGTTCAGATGTTCGATGTCGTGAGTATCTTCCATGAGCGTTACAATCTTGACGTGCGCAAGAAGATTACTAAATACACTTACTCACCGATGGCCAAGAAGTTAAAATCTATCGGCTTCGGTCAGTTCCAGTCAGGGCTTGCGAATGCGATTGGGAACGCAGTTAGTGATGCAGTCAAGGGTGAAGCTCAACAACTTCAAGGCGATTTTGAGCGTCAGCTAGCAAGAGAGCTTAAGAATGCGGATCTCGCTTTTGATCGCAAAACTGAAGAACTGCAGAACGAGTTCACCGACGGTCTCAACGCTGCCAAAACAAGAGCCGAAGAGGACAAGAGAGAGCTCTCTGATACTATTGACCAGCGCTTTAGCAGTTTTAACAATGGCCCTCTACAAGAAGCCAAACGCAGGGCTGAAGAAGCGTTGAGAAATGCTGGCGCAAGTACCCTGCTTGCGCAGGACGCCAAGCGGATTGGTCTGGACTCTATCGTTAAACTTGAAGAATTCAAGAGACAGGCTACGAGCGCTCAGACTGCTCTATCGGGTGATTTGGATGTCTTGAAACATACCATTGCGAATGAAATCCGACCAAAACAAGAACAGGTTACAGCTGAGATTGAGAAGCAAGTAAAGGCACTTATCCAGACTAAGAATGAACTGTCTGGTATAAAGTCAGCGCAAGCTACCTACGAAGAGACGACGACTCGTAGGCTGGCAGAGCTGACCAATTTGGCCAATGGCAAAGCCAGCAAGTCAGAACTCACACAGACAGCCGAAGAGCTGGCGAGTAAGCTGGCTAGTGTTCAGGCATCTGGTCGAAATCTATTCTTGAATTCATTATTCAAGCAGGACATTTCAAAAACTGGGATTTGGACTACAAGTACATATACAGCTACTATCGATAGCGAAAATAAGTATCTTGGACACAACGCTCTTAAAATTATAGGTCAGAATCCATCTGGCCGAGATGGCGGTAATCCTAAGATTACTTATCCAGCGCTGGGCCAATTTGGGAAAGTAGTTTTTGGAAGTACGACTAATCAAGATGTAACCATTAGTTTTTATGCCAAGGCTAATAAAAATGGAATAATGCTAAGGTCTCGTTTAGGGAATATCGGTTATAAAAATGGAAATGTGATATTATCTACAGAAATTAAACGATATGTTGTTCATATTCCCAAGAATTGGACAAACTGGTCTGTGCAAACGACAAATGAATGGTTGTTCAATTTCAACCAAGAAGGAACAGTTTGGATCTGGATGCCGAAGTTCGAAATAAGCGATGTAGATACTTCTTATTCAGAAGCTCCTGAAGACATAGAAGGTCAGATTTCAGCAGTTGAATCCAACTTTAAACAGCGCGCCGATGCACTTGACGCTGGGGTGAGCCGTCTGACTGAAGGCTTGCGAACCAAGGCAGATATCAGCGCACTCAATATGACTGCTGAAAGTATCAGGCAGTCCGTGAAGAGTCTTGAAACAAATACGCAGAACAAGCTAAATCAGATGTTGAGCATGGCTGAATTTGAAGTGCAGGCTGGCTCAATTCGTCAGGAAATCCTGAACGCAACCAAGGACAAGGCAGATAAGACTTTAGTTATTGCTGAAGCTGGGAAAATTCGTGAGGAATTTTCAAACTTGAGGGTCGGTGGAACTAACTTGTTGAAAGGCTCAAAAGGACCTTTTCTGCCAGATAGGAAGCCGGCTAATTTTGATAATAATGTTCTTTATGCGGAACAGACGTCTGTTCACATGGAACAGGGACAGGAATATATCATTTCAGCCAAAACGGACGGGAATTTTACAGCACACCACGATGGACTTAAGGAATCTGATAACGTAGTTCTTTGGATTATGGACAAAAATGTCAGAAATTATCAAATTGTATCGGACCTTAAGACAGGTACCACAGGTACGAAATTCATCTGGAACAAGCCGACAGGAATTTATCATCTACGCGTCAATACTTACCACAAGAACGCTGCCAAAAGCGTTTGGGACGTGAAGGTTGAGAAAGGCACTCTGGCGACTGACTGGAGTCCTGCGCCTGAAGACACTGATGGTCTTATCACTGAAGCCAAAGCTACTTTTGAGCGAACAGCTCAGGGATTGCGAACCGATTTATCAGCAATTCAGTCTTATGTTGATCAAGATGGTCAGCGACAGGAAGCTTTGAAGAGCTATGCCAGGAACGAGAGCATCACTCAAATCAATATTTATAGACAAGATGTGGCTAGAAATTACATTTTGAGGAGCAGGTATGACGAAGATGCAAATAGCATTCGACAACAATTTGAAGCTATCACCAACTCAAAAAATGGATTGATTGCCACTAAAATAGCGGACTACAAGCATTCGGTAGATGGTCGATTCGCTGAAATCACCTCACTGATTTCTGGCAAGGCTAGTCAGGTCGACTTCCAAAGAGTCAAGGAGACTAGTCAGCTTTACGAGCGCATTCTAGGCAATACAGATAACGGGATTGCTGATAATGTCGCTCGCATGGCTGTGACTAACCAAATCTTCCAGGTTGAAGTTGGGAAGTACGGCGGAGGAGGTCCTAACCTTGTTAAGAATAGTGATTTCAAAGATGGTACGAACGAATGGGCATCTACTCAAAATCTGGGAAGATTGGTTAAGCATGGCTTTTATCACAATAGTCAGAAAGACCTCATGCGTTTAAGTAATTCGACTCAAAGTGAAAACTTTTTGTATAGTCCTCGTTTTGAACTCGAACGAAATACTGATTATGTGCTGAATTTTCGAGGATTTAACAATAGCGCTCTAGTAAGCTATGATGTTTATATTTTGGGAAGAAAAAAAGGCGAGACCAATGGATTTACAATCATAAATCAGGTCATAAAGAGTAAAAAACTATCCACCGCTAAATGTGAAGACGTCTCAATCACATTTAATTCAGGCGAAATGGATAATGCATTCATTCGATTCGATAACAATGGCGCACAATCCGGGACTGCTGATCTATACATCACAGAGGTTGATTTGTACAAAGGCTATAAGCCTCGTCCATGGCAACCACATCCAGAAGATACAGTCACAGATGCGAATACGAAGCTAGAAGCTATTCGTACACAGATGACCTTGCTTCAAGGTTCATGGGCCGTTCAAAATCTGACAAGCGCTGGATCTATCGTTTCTCAAATCAATGCGACGAACAATCAAATCTTGATTGAAGCCGAAAAAATTCGATTGAAGGGTAAGACCTTGCTTGACGAATTGACAGCTATTCAAGGTTACTTTAAGCGCTTATTTGTTGGTGAAGGTACGTTCGCGACTCTGAATGCGGATGTTATACGAACGAATTCTATTACAGCTGACAAGCTTGTCATGAATATGGCCATGGCAAGACGATTTGTATCAAGTGACCTTTTCACAGACACACTTGCTGCTAAAGAAGCCTTTATCAATAAGCTTCGGTCAGTCGTAGTTACTGCAACCTTACTTGAAGGTTATAGAGGTCGTATCGGTGGGTTCCAGATTGGTACCCATGATAACGATCCAAGTTCATTCTGGTTGACTGGATTAGACCAGTTTAAGGTTGGTATGAGTAATGGTAGAGGTCGAGAGTTCCAAACAGCCTTCTGGGCCAATTGGGGGAACACTTGGGGAAAACCAGGGCCATTGTCTTGGTACGTCACGTTAGACGGTCAAATGTACTGTAACAACAATGCGACATTCCATAGAGTAGTTGATTTTTCAAGTACCTGCTCCGTTAATTTTTATGGTGCTAATTCGTTCTATAAAGATATTTATATGCGGAGTGGTTCTGAAATCTACGGTACAGGTTCAACCCCTCGTGCCGGAGGTAAGAACTCGGTTGTTTGGTGGAATCAGGTCGGCGATGGAAGCCTCAAGTATCATATCGACAGGGCTTCCGACAAGCGCTTGAAAGAGAATATTGTGGATAGTAACATTGTTGCTCTAGATAAAATCAAGCAATTGAAAATGAAATCCTTTGATTTCATAAGCACTGGTAAGCATGAAGAAGTTGGTTTGATCGCACAAGAAGTCGAAGCCGTACTTCCGTCAGTGATTTCCAAAAATCCTGAAAAAGCAGATGATTACTTGCACATCGACTATGTAGCGATTGTGCCTTATTTAATCAAGTCAATTCAAGAGTTAAATCAAAAAATAGAAGAGATGGAGAAAACAGTAGCATGAATGACAACACAAACGACGTAGTAAATCAACTGATGCTTGATTCGCTAACTAAAAAATTAGGAACAAGCGCTCAAGACTCAGCGAGGTTCGAGGCCCTTTATCTGTATGTAGCAAGCGAGTTACATACGATGAAAGAGGTTCTTGAATATGATCCAGCTCTAAAAGAGCTCTTTGAAGAAGTGAAAGGAAAAATGACAAATGGCAATTAATAATTATGAACTAGTGAGCAAACCTTATACACGAGGCTTCGGAGACAACATTAAGACTGTGGTAGAAATTCGTCTATCCGAAGGCAATCGATACAGTACGAACATGCGTGAACTTTCAGGTGACCGTACAAATGAATCAGAAGATGTCTTGATTCAAGCAGTGCTTGATATCCTAAAAGCCGAACTAGATCCAGGCAGTGCTATCGTCAAAACACAAGCGCAGCTTGAACAAGCTGAGCAACAGATTGCACATAACAAGAGCGAACAGGACAGACTTGCTCAAGTCATCAAGCAGACTGAAGAAAATGCAAAGGTGAACCAGAAGGTCATTCATGTTCTTGTCTTGAACTCTGTCATGAGTAAGAACATCGAATACGGAACAACTTACAAGGAATTGATTGAGTTGATTCCACTTGCTGAAGTCGGGAAGACCTACTTGCCACATGACCTGATTACCATTGAAGATCCTGAGCACGTTGAAGTGAATGGCGAAGGTAAGCGCATCCTAGTGCAGCTTAACAAAGAATTTACCTACAACGGTGAGCCTGTCAGCGCGTTTGCGACTAACGGAACTCTGGAACAAAACGGAACGGGTGTTGCTTGGAAATTCGAAGGGAAAGAATAGGAAGTGTATATGCCAGGATATGAACGATTTTTCGTACAGATCTTCATCACCCTTATCCCTGTGATTGGTCTTTATTTTTCGATGAAAGATAAAGCAACCAAACAAGAGAATCGTCTTACGATTTTAGAGAAAGATATCGAAAATCTGAACGAATTCAAGACATCAGCCAACAAGCGGCTCGATAACCACGATGAACAAAACAAGGCTATCTTAGTACTGGCTGAGCAAGTGAAATCGCTTGGCGAGGACGTGAGAGAATTAAAAAACCTAATTCAGAACAAACAATAAAAAAAGGAGAAATGAACATGATTAACTGGAAATTACGTTTACAAAATAAAGCAACACTTATTGCTCTTTTGGGGGCAATCTTCTTGATGTCTCAACAATTCGGTCTTGAAATTCCCCAAAATATCCAAGACGGTGTGAACACATTCGTTTACATCCTTGTATTGATTGGTGTTGTTAACGACCCAACAACAGCAGGGATTTCAGACAGCAAACGTGCGCTAGAATATTACGAACCAAGCGAGGACTAGACCATGGTAGAAATCATTAACCATACAATTTTTAATGGGATTTCAGGATCACGTCCAACTGAACGTCCAAAATATTACGTCTTGCATAACGATGCAGGCTCAAAAAACGCAAAGGCGTACATCGAATGGCTCCAGTCACGATATGACAATGGTCAGTCTGAACTTGGTTTCGCACATTACTACATCACAAGAGATGCAATTGTGCGAGTCGAAGACACAAATAACGGTTCATGGTCTGCTGCTAACTACGATGCTAACATGAACTCTATCAGTTATGAAGTCTGTCAGCAACTCAGCGCATCAGATGCCGAGTTTATCGAAAACGAAAACATGGTATTGCGCCAAATGGCCGAGGACATGGCTTACTACGGTGATACTCCGAACTATTCAAATATCAAGTTCCACAATGAGTTTTCAAGCACCTCGTGCCCTGCTCGTTCACTTGAATTGCACGGTGGCTACAATGATAGCTTGCGTAACTATGTGATTGCTAAAATCAAGTATTATCAGTCGCTTGGTTCAACTGTTCAAGAAATGCTTGGTAGTGATGATGTTCAGGAAGGTTGGAAGAAAAATGTCACTGGCTGGTGGCATATTAACTCGGATGGTTCTTATCCTGCTAATAGCTGGCAGAAGATTGACGATGTCTGGTATTACTTTGATAGCAACGGATACATGAAGGCTAACTCATGGCACAAACACACAGACGGCTACTGGTACTACTTGCTCCCAAGTGGAGCCATGGCTATTGGTTGGGCGCTCATCGCTAACAAGTGGTACTATTTCAAAGAAGATGGTAAAATGGCCACTGGTTGGGTTAAGTACAAGGAGCATTGGTACTACCTCGATGCCAAGGATGGCGACATGAAATCCAAGCAGTTCATCAAATCAGCAGATGGTACAGGTTGGTACTATCTTAAATCAGACGGGACAATGGCAGACAAACCAGAATTTACGATTGAGCCTGATGGCTTAATCACCACAAAATATAAACAGAAAGACTAAAAAATTATTACACTAGACCGCAGGCTCACGCTTGCGGTTTTTTTTGTTTGTCTGAAAGTAGTTTCAGAATTAAAAAAGGTTCAAATTTCTTTGTGTTACTCATTGACAAACTATCTTATATGATATATAATGTACTTGTGAGATAAATAAAGGAGAAATAAAAATGAAATCACAAGTTATGACATTGGCATGGAAAATCTTCAAAAACGAAAAGAACGATGTAACATTTTCAGAAGCTTTGAAATTGGCTTGGAAAGTAGTTAAACGTCAAAATATGGCTGATGATTTCTATTTCTTCCATTCTTCAAATGTTAAATTCCAAGGTGTTAAGAAATGGTTCGCAGAAAAGGAATTTTACGGACGCAACAAAAAGGATTTAGCCTTCATGTCTGTTAGTGCGATTAGCGTTAATGAATTGCTTGAAGAAACTGAAAAAGCAGTCAAACTTGAAATCGCAACACCTTACGGAATTTCTACTAAATGGTATCCAAAGAGCGTACTTGCTTAATTTAAAATCAAAGGAGAAAAATAAAATGGAAATTAACAACGATATCAAAGACCTAATTTTGGAATATGTAGGACGATATTATCGTTTTGAAAATGATTTCTATAAGCTACCAGGGATCAAGTTCACTGATGCCAACTGGCAGAGATTTAAGAGTGGTGAGACCTCTATCGAGAAGATGGGCGCTGCACGAGTGAATGCTATGCTTGATCGCTTATTTGACGATTTTGAACTTGCAATGATTGGTAAGGCTCAGCTTAAGTATTATCTCAATAATTCACTTAAAATGAATATGCCATTTTACGCTTACTATGACCAATTCAAAAAGCAACAACTATTGAAATGGATTCAGAACAGTCGTGAAGATATTGTCGGTGGAGCTGGTGAAATGATGACTGCAGGTGGAAACTGGATTTCTAGCGCTTATTTGAGAGTAGCCTTGGAGAGTAGCGATTTAGGAAATGGTTCATACATGCTTCAAATGCGATTCAAGAACTATTCTCGTGATCCAAGACCAATTCCAGCTGGTCGTCAAAATCGACTTGAATGGATTGAGAAGAATTTGGAGAATATCCGATGAGGGAGAATATAATTGGGCAGAGATTCAATCGTCTCGTTGTCGTAGAAGATGACGGGACGAGGTCTTCTAAAGGAGAAATCAAATGGCTCTGTCAATGTGATTGTGGCAATCTATATCACGCTCTCGGATATAGTTTAAGAAATGGTCGAACCAAATCTTGTGGGTGTCTTAATGATGATAAGAGGCGAGAGAGGTTCAAGGACCTATCAGGAACTGAAACGGATAACTTCAAGATTATTGATAGAGCCTACTCTAAGAATCAGCGAGTTTGGTGGAACTGCATCTGTAAGCATTGTGGTCAGAGCGTGATTCTGAATAATAATCTTATCGGTCATCAGACCTCTTGTGGGTGCAGACGTGGAGCATCTAAGGACTATATGGACTCTATTCGAGATCCCGAGAGTCGAAAATCTACGAAACCAACTGCTAGAAATAACACGGGCGTTCGAGGTGTTTATTACAATAAACGGAAGAAGAACTACCAGGCTTTTATAAATGTTAACAAAAAACCGAAGTATTTGGGTAGCAGCACTTCTCTTGAAGAAGCCGCCAAAATGCGCAGGGAAGCGGAATTAAAATACGGGTATAAACAAAAACAGTGATTTTTTCACTGTTTCTTTTGTAAACTATCGAGTTTTAAAATACAACCTTCTCAACTATGCGGGCAAATATGGTATAAAAATGAATACGAAGATGAATACGATTTAAAAAAATGACAGAAATCAATGGAAATGATTTTAAATAAAAATAAGCAAAAGCTCAACTAACGACAAGCAACGGAAATCAATTGTAAACACCAAAACCTTATACCATAGTTCGTGACAGTTCCTGTTTTTTTTGATAGAATCATACAG